TAATCGGGTACGAAAGTGAAGAGCTACACAGAGTGCGAGATACGCCAATTCAAAGCCTTGTAACGATGTTAACCATTGAACGTGACTATCAACTTGAAGAGGAAATGTTAGAGCGCTCAGCGGAAGCAATTGAATATTATCAACAATACATAAACCAAATACATGAGAAAATCAATCGTTGACTTTAGCGACATACCTATCGATGAGATACGGATGAGGCTTAAGTACCAAAAGAAAAAGTATAGTGTAACAGAGTGCGTCAAAGAGGCGTTTAGAATAGCAAACAATAAAATAAAAGAAGATGAAAGCAAGTGAGTTAAGGATAGGTAATTATTACATGTTTGCAGATTATAATGGAATAGTTTACGGACAAGTAAAAGAAATAAAACATAATCAATTTGGATTACTTAGTGATTATGATGGAGTTAATTTCGAGATATGCAGACCTATTCCAATAACAGTAGAATTGTTATTGAGGTTAGGTTTTGAATATCACAGTTTTGACAAAAACTATGTAATAAAAAATAAAGACGGATATTGTAACTCTATAAAAAATAATGATGGTGAGTGGTGTTATAACAATGATATTTCAGATGCTAATTGTTATTTTATAAGAGAGTTAAAATATATTCACCAATTACAGAATTTATACTTTGCATTAAATGAAGATGAATTAACAATAAAATAAAAGAAGATGAAAAACGAAATGAAATTTAACGGAAAGATTACCAACATTTTAGAAGTGGTTGAAGTAGGAGCAAACAAAAAGATTGAGTTTGTAGTGACAGAGACCGAAGGTCAGTACCCTCAAGCGGTAAAGTTCGGCATTTTTGGAACTGAGAAAGTAGATAAGTTTTTGCAGTACAACAAGGTTGACCAAGAAGTTGAGGTGTTATTTAACTTCAAGACTAACGAATATCAAGGTAAGTATTTCACGAATAACGAAGCGTGGAGAGTAAATAAAGTTGAATCAACAGAACCATTTTAGTTATGTTTAAAGTAGGAGATAAAGTATATCACATCAAATATGGATGGGGTATTATTGAGGAAAAACAAGATGAAGATATATTGTCAACATTTGACGAGTATACAGTATGGAATAATTCAAACAATAATTTACTATCATTTACAGAATACACCTTACAAGGTTTTAGTCAAGAAAGACCAAATGAAACGAAAGATTAACATGAAAAAGAAAGTAACAAGCCTCAGCGATTTGACTGAGGCTAAACGCCAACAGGCAATAGAATACTACAAACACATAGCACACGCAACAATGCTTTGCCAATCTGCATTGCATTCCTTAGACGATGTATCTGATAATATATTTCACAAGCGTGAGATTAAGCAAACAATAAATGCTTTCATTGCAGGTGTTGAAAGATTTGCAGCTACCTTTGTAGAAAACAACAACGAAACAATGGCTCAGACCTACTCAAATGTTATCAAGCAGATTGACGAGTTCAAAGAAAACATTAATATTGAGATACAATGACACTGAAAGATAAAGCAAACGAGTTAGTAGAGAAATATAATATCTTACTATCTGTTCATATTTTTAATGGTACTTATGATATAGCTAAACAATGCGCTATATTATCGGTTGAAGATTTAATAAAAGAATCTGAAACAATGACTTCATTAGATTATTGGCAAGAAGTTAAAGAAGAACTAAAAAAGTTATGACACCGAAAGAAAAAGCAAAAGAATTATTTGATAAATATTGTTTTGCAATAAGAACTGAGGAGACAGATAGTGGTTATTTTACAAACGTTATTTATGCCAAACAATGCACAATAATTGCAGTTGATGAAATGGTACATTTTTTAGAATATGTACTTGGAGTTGATAAATCAGATTTTAAATATTGGAAAGAAGTTAAAACAGAAATAGAAAAATTATGAAACCAATAGAGAAAGCAGAAGAAATAGTTTGGAAGTATTATCATAATATTGAACACGCTATATCAAACGAGTACGCGGATAAAGATTGGGAGATTGCCAAACAATGCGCATTAATTGCAGTTGTTATGATAATAAATTCAAATCCTCACAGCAATCCATTTAATACAACAAGATATTCAACAATGGATTATTGGCAAGACGTAAAAACAGAACTGGAAAAATTATGATTTCAAGAAACAACAAGAACAGGAACCGTTGGATGATAGCGGTAGAGTTTGACATCGATAGGTGGAAGCGCAGAGAGAACCGTGTCGGCGTTATTAACGTAGGTAGATTAATTAGAAAAGCATATTATAATAAATATAACGATGGAAATTAAAGAAGAAATAGAACAGTTGAAAGGAATGTTAACGGGTGACATCTTTAAAGATGGAGACATACTTCAAAAGATTTATGAGTTAAAGAAACAAATTAATCCCGAAATAGAAACCAATCCCGAAGCGGATGAAGATGAGGATGGATGCTTATTTTGTGGGAGCTAAAATTTAAGTTATGACAGCAAAAAGGAAAGCAGAAGAATTAACACATAAGTTTTATGAAATAGAAAATGATTCACAATATTTTGGAGTTAATTGGAAGATTGCTAAACAATGTGCAATTATTGCAGTTGATGAGGTGTTGAATACAAAGACTTTAAAAGTCAGAAGTTGTGGATTTGTAAAATTATGCGAACAACACAAAGAATATTGGCAAGAAGTTAAACAAGAAATAGAAAAATTATGAGTAAAATTGAATTAATATCCGTATACGGTAACGATGCGACCGTATGCGACGCAGCGAGAGTATCTTTTGATAAGAAAGCAAGTAACTATTCAGAGGAGCAGAATAGTAGATTGATAAACTATTTAGTGAAGCACAAACACACCTCAGTGTTTAGACATCCACAACTAACGTTTAGAATAAATTGTCCTATATATGTTGAGAGACAATTAAGAAAGCACGAGATAGGATTAGAGTTAGGTTTGCCTCCTGAACCAAATTCAAGCATAAATTCTATTTCTGGACGATATGTTGATTTCAGTGATACATATACTCTAATTAAAGAATGGAGAACACAATCGAAAGATAGTAAACAAGGCAGTGCAGATCCTTTGGACTTTTATGGACAATCTGCTTGTGACGAAATTGAATACGCCGTTAAAGAGTTTTGCCAAAATGCTTATAAAAAACTAATTGATTTAGGGGTTAGCAAAGAACAGGCACGAACTATACTACCTTTAAATCTTAACACTACTTTTTTGTGGACTGGTTCACTGCTATCGTTTATACACGTTTTCAACCTTAGACTTAAAGCAGACGCACAGCAAGAAACACGTGAAGTTGTTGCCGAAATGTTACGACTATTAAAAGAAAACGGTAACTTTGCCGAATCATTAAAAGCGTTTGAATTATGAAAATTAAAGTTAGTACACGAGTAGTATTCATATTCAAACACCACGTTGTTAAAGTACCCATAAGTTTACGGGGCTACTTGCAATGCCTTCAGGAACGCAACCTTTGGTATAAATACAAAGACCTCGGAATATTAGGTGAACTTTATAGTTACAAACGTGGGATAATAAAAATGAAACGATACAACCCTATCGCCTCAGTTGACTATACAGATGTTGATTTAGTCAAAGGATTGATTGAAGAGCTTAATATTAACAACTGCGACCTATACAATAAAGCTAATTGGGGACAACTAAACGGTAGGAGATACCTAATTGATTACGGTATTAACGAAGAGATATCAAAAATGTATAATTTATGAAGTTAAGATGTATTGAAAAACACTTTGCTAATGTTACTTTTGGTAAGGTGTACGATGTGATTAAAAAAGATAATAGCTATATTTGGATTATGAATGATAAAGGCCAAGAACATCAGTTTGACACTATCGAAAACTATTTTGAAGTAGTGACCGACAACGCACCAAGCTATTACAATAATGATAACGGTAGTTTATATTTATTTGCAGAACAACAAGGTCTTAACGCATGGGAATCAGATATTATTAAACGCGTAGTAAGATGCAGAAAGAAAGGTAACTTTGTACAGGATTTAGAAAAGACAAAGTTTTTAATTGATTTATATTTAAAAGAATGGAAGCAGTAATAATAAGCTTAGTTTATGTAGCTAACGTATTTTTAAATAGGTGGTTAAATAAAAAATTGTATAAAATAGATAAATTTAATGGAATAAACCCGATGCTTTGGTTTTTCCCTATTGTTACTACTGTTGTCTTTGGTTTAGAACTTATAAATGAACAAAGTCGTAAAAATAAATTTACAGGTAAAAATTGGTAATATGGAAAGAGAAATAATTAATTGGGCGAAGGCTCGAAAGTTAGACAACCCCGACAACAAGTTCCAACAACTCGCAAAGGTTGTAGAGGAAGTCGGAGAATTATCTTCAGCAATACTAAAGAAAGACATCGCAGAAACAATAGACGCGCTTGGAGATAGTTACATCACACTTGTTATATTAGCTAATCAAATGGGTTACTCACTTGAAGATTGTGCAAAACGTGCCTTCAAAGTTATTGAGTATAGAAAAGGTAAAACCGAAAACGGAACATTTATCAAAGAATAGTTTACTACCCTTGCATCAATTGGTGTAAGGGTATTTTTGTTTATACACATGGATTTAAAAGAAGTAGCGCAGTACCACGATGAATGGGTAAGAATAGTAAAAAGGTTTGGCGCTAAGACCGAAGCAGAGGACATCGTTCAAGATATGTACATACGGTTTCACAAATATGGTAAAGGTCAAGTAATAACAAAATCATTCATTTGGATAATGCTTCGCAACATATTCTTTGACTATTGCAAACGTGAAATATCAATGGTCGACATCGACCTACTCGTAGACCTGACCGAAGATGAAAACAACAAAACATACGAAATAGAGTTATACTATCAAAGCGTTGAAGAACAAATAAAAACATGGGAGTGGTTTGACCAACAACTATTCTTATTATATTTGCGAAGCGGAAAAAGTATGCGTGAACTTGAAAAGGAAACTAAAATTAGTCTGACTTCTATTTTTCACACGATTAAAAAATGTAAACGAAAATTAAAGATATGGCAAAAAGAATATCAAAGGGCTTTGGAGATACAGTAGCTAAATTCACAGAGGCAACAGGAATTGACAAAGCGGTTAAATTTATTGCAGGTGAAGATTGTGGGTGTGACAAACGTAAAGAAGTATTAAACAAACTATTCCCTTATAAAACACCTGAGTGCTTGACAGAACCCGAATACAAGCTATTGGAAGAATTATTACCTCAAATTTCTGTTAAGATTAAACCATCACAACAAATTGAATTTTTAAAGGTTTACAACAGAGTTTTCAAAACAAACGAGCGACCAACCTCATGCGCTTCATGTTTAAATGACATGTTACGCAAAACAAGAATAGTTTTTAACGAGTATAACAAAGAGTCATTTCCTAATGATCAAGGAGCGTTTTTAGGATAATTGATTAACCAAGATTTTTTTCAAGATGGCAAACGGACACGGTGGAGCGAGACCAAACTCAGGAAACAAACCAAAGCAAGACTTTGAAAAGACAAATAATATATTCTTAACTGCAATAAAACAAGTTAAGGATGTTAATACAGACGATGAAGCAAGAATAGAATTAGCTAAAGATTTATTAACGTTTGAAAGAGGTAAGATATTTATCTCTGAACATGTATTTGGTAAAGCTAAAGAAAGAGTTGAATCTGACATTAACATTAACGCAACAACACTAAAAGATTTGATTAACTTTGGTGAAAAATAATTATGAGAGGTTTAATAGCATTACTAATTAGTTTTATATTTATATTTAGTTGGTCAATAAGTATGTGGTTTATTTTATTAACTCCAATATTTGTAATATCATTAGCTTTATTAATTGAAGATAATTAATTGGTAACTTTAAACCCGAAATATAAAGCATTTGCAAATGACAGTAGATATTTCATTGTTACAGGTGGTCGGGGTAGTGGTAAGTCATATTCTATTAATTTACTTCTACTGCTTCTTACCTACGAATCAAACCATGTTATATTATTTACACGTTATACCCTTACTTCTGCTCACGTCTCTATTATACCTGAGTTTATTGATAAGGTTGATTTATTAGGTAAAAACTCTGATTTCCATATTACCAAAGACGAAATAATTAATCTAAGAACAGGAAGTAAGATTCTCTTCAAAGGTATTAAGACATCGAGCGGAACTCAAACAGCTAATCTAAAATCATTAGCAGGTGTAACAACATGGGTGTTAGATGAAGCAGAAGAGTTAACCGATGAAGATGTATTTGATAAGATTGATTACTCAATAAGGCATAAAGAAAAACAAAACAGGGTAATACTTATTCTTAACCCTGCGACTAAAGAACATTTCATCTATCAAAAGTTTTTCGAGAGTAAAGGAGTAGAAGCTGGAGTTAATACAATTAAAGGCGATACGACGTACATTCACACAACATATAAGGACAATATATCAAACTTATCTGAAAGTTTCTTAAATCAAATAAAAACGATAAAAGAACGCAGACCTGAGAAGTATAAACACACAATACTCGGCGGTTGGTTAGACAAAGCTGAAGGAGTTATCTACAACAATTGGAAGATAGGAACGTTCAATAATGATAACGGGTCAGTGTTTGGTCAAGATTACGGATTCAGTAACGACCCGACAACACTTATTGAAACGTCAATAGATAAAACTCATAAGATTATTTATTGTAAACTGCATATTTATCAAACTAATTTAGTAACGTCAGAGTTAGCAAGGTTAAACAATCACTTCGCAAAAGGGGGTTTAATCATTGGGGACAATGCAGAGCCAAGGCTTATAACAGAATTAAAGCATCAAGGAAATAACGTAGTCCCGTGTGTTAAACATAAAATAACGGAAGGGATTGAAATGATTAGAGATTATGAACTAATTATTGACGAAAACTCCGTAGATTTGATAAAAGAATTAAACAACTATTGCTGGTTAGAACGTAAGAGTGAGACACCAATAGATAAGTATAACCACGCGTTAGATGCGTTACGTTATGCAGTTAGTTATCAATTAAGTAACCCAAACAAAGGTAAATATGGAATTAGGTAAAAGTTTGAGACAAATGATTAATGAAAGTAGTATTAAAGTTGTAGACGCTTACAAAGATGAGTACGGAGACAACTGGAAATTCCAATGTGTTGAGTCAATCGACAATGAAGTTGCGAAAGCTGAAGCATCATTGAAGTATTGGAAGGGTGTAAGAGCTAAAGTAATGGTGGCAAAATGAGAGCAGAAGAATTAAGAATAGGTAATTGGTTTAAAGAAGACACTTTAGAGCCAAAGTATGCTCAAATTACAGCAGAACAAATATTGGATTTATATGACGATCCTTTGGATGACTTTTATCAACCTATTCCAATTACAGAAGATTGGTTATTGAAGTTAGGATTTGATTTAATAAATAATGAATATCACCAAAGTAGAAACCATGAATTAAAATTGTATTGGACGGTAAATAAAAATAAAATGATACCAGAATTTAACGAAAAAAGATTTGTAACTGGATATGATTTTAAATATGTTCACCAACTACAAAATTTATACTTTGCACTAACTGGAGAAGAATTAATATGAAAGTAGAGATAACATTTAAACATTATAACAATTCATGCGGTGATGGTTGTTGTATTGATTACGGTACAATAACAGAAGTAAATGGTGAAGAACTAGAGTTTAGAAATGAAGACACTGAAACAATAGTTAGGGGTATTCTTGAAAAGTTAGGTTATGAAGTAGAAATAGAAAGTATTTATGAAGATTGAAATTAAGATAATAGCTTTAGTAATATTTTTAAGTGTTACAAGTTGTGAACGTCCCAATGTTATAACAAAAGATACAGGCATTAGACATGGTAATATTGGGTTTGGCTTGCAAGAAATTGTAATCGATAGCTGCCAATATATTGGCAAATTTAATGGTTTAAATCATGATTGGGGTTCCCATAAGGGCAATTGTAGTAATCCAATACATAAAAAATGAAGATTGAAATAGATATTCCTTCCAACCTATCCGAAATAAGTTTAGATAGGTACCAAAAGTACATGCTTACTCTGAACAACTCAGATGACAAAGAGTTTGTATTTCAAAAAATGATTGAAATATTTTGTGGTCTTGAATTAAAGGAAGTTGTTAAGATGAAAGCGTCAACCGTTATTGAGTTGGTTCAACACTTTAATAAAATCTTTAACGAGAAAACTGCCTTCAAACATAGGTTTAAATTAAATGATGTTGAGTTTGGATTTATACCTGATCTTGAAGAAATAAGTTGGGGAGAGTACATCGACATCGAGGCAAACATTGGTGACTTTCAAAACATACACAAAGCACTTGCGGTAATGTATAGGCCGATTGTAAAGGACGTTAAGGGTAAATATGAAATAGAACCTTACCGTGGTGATTTAAGTTACTCAGAGGTATTAAAATACGCACCGTTAGATGTTGTGCTACCCGCTTCGGTTTTTTTTTGGACTTTAGGAATCGAATTAATAAGCAGTACGCTGTCCTCTTTGGAGAAAATGAAGAACAAAACCCATATAGTGAAAATGTTCAATTCTCAAAACAATGGGGATGGTATAGCTCAATCTATCATGTCGCTCAAGGAGACATTAGAAGATTTGACGAGGTTACAGCGTTGGGAATTCATCAATGCCTAACATTTTTAACCTTTGAACAACAAAAAAGCAGAATAGAGGTTAAACAATTAAAGCGATCACATGAAAAACTATTATAATCTATCTACATTATTGCATGATAGTATACTTGCAGACCCATTAGTGAATAGAGTAACGAAAGGAAGCCTTGATAAAATCACAAATGCGAAACAAGATATGTACCCATTGTGTCATATTATCTTCAACGATGTAGCATTTAGAGGCAATACAACGGTGTATAACATATCTTTGGTTATGATGAGTATAGTTGATATTAGCAAAGACGATGTATTTGATATATTCAAGGGTAACGATAACGAGGATGATGTTTTAAATACTACTTTAAGTATACTTAATAGAATATTTGAGAGGGTAAGAAGAGGAGATATTAACGATGCGGGATATGAAGTGTTAGACGATTCTGCAAGTTGCGAGCCTTTTGTTGATAGGTTTACAGATGCTGTTGCAGGTTGGACAATGACCTTTGACATATTAGCACCAAATGAAATGACTATATGTTAGCAGATTTAAGGGAGTCAGGCTTACAAGCTGCATTGGATAAGTTCAAAGCCTCGGTAATTAAACAAGCTCGTACTAACTTAACGAAGGGTGATAGGAATGTATCAAGAAAATTATACAACTCTTTAAAAGGACAAGCGAAAGTTTACGCTAAAGGGTATTCGTTAAGCTTTGAAATGGAAGAGTACGGGAACTATCAAGACAAAGGTGTTAAGGGTAAGAAGTCAAGCGCGAAAGCTCCTAACTCACCTTATAAGTTTGGGAGCGGTAAAGGTAAAAAAGGAGGGTTAACCGATGGTATAAACAGATGGGTTAAGGCACGTAAGTTTCAGTTCAAAGATAAGAAGGGGAAGTTCATGAGTTACGATTCAACTGCGTGGTTAATCACACGTTCAATATATGCGAAAGGATTACGACCAACTTTGTTTTTCACCAAACCTTTTGAAGCGGCTTACAAACGTTTACCTCAAGAATTAGTGAACGACTTGAAAATAGATTTAGAGAAAATATTTAACTACTCAATTAAACAACCGAAATGATTAGAGCAAGGTCACCGTATATTATTAGTATCAATGAAGCAAGTCAAGTAAGTACACGAATAGAGTTATTTATCAGTGCAACAACTTTCTCCGGTACACCACAATATAACCTTAGTAAAGCTATTCCCGCATCGAATGCACCAACAACTTACTATGACATCGCACCATATATTCGTGAATACTTTGACCATACGGTATACTCAAACATTACAACATTAACATCTTCTTATGGTAGTGTTCAAAAGCTTAATGTTAGAGTAAAGAGATATAAGACGGTTGGCACTACTGAGTCGTTGATTGACACAACTGACTACATTGCTACGGATGGTTATACTGAGTTTGCTAATGGTGTGAATTATAGCGGTGGGAATTACTTGTTAGACCAAAAGACTTACTACTATCATAGTGGTTCAAATGCGGGATTTATATTAGTTTACGTTCAGTCAAACGATAAGATAAGATGGACTGACACTGAGGGTGTATTATACCTTAGTTCATCTTTGGGATTCGGTTGGTATTACGTGCCAAGATGCTATAACAGTAGGTTTACAGAGCCTTGGATTGTTGAGGTTATAAATAGTTCAAATGTAGTTCAAGCAACATGGACTTTTAAGCCTGTTGAAGAGTGTTTATATACACCGGTAAAGGTTGACTTCATAAATAAACACGGAGCATTTCAACGTGAGTTTTTCTTTAAGGCTTCAAACGACAATATCGAAGTGACTAACAAAGATTACAACTTAATGCAACCATATAATTATAGTTTAACAGGTGGTCAACGTACAACGTATAACCAAAACGGAATACAAAGTATTAAAGTTAATAGCGGTTGGGTTGAAGAGGACTTTAAAGACAATTTAAAACAATTGATGCTAAGTGAAAAGGTGTTAGTAGATGAAAAGCCTGCTATACTTAAAACTAAATCAATCGAGCTAAACAAGTCTATTAATACAAAACAGATTAATTATAGTTTGGAGTTTGAATTTGCGTATGATTTAATTAATAGTGTTGTATAATG